AGCGTGACAGTATCAAATTGAAAAGCGTGACAGTATCAAATTGAAAAGCGTGACAGTATCAAATTGAAAAGCGTGACAGTATCAAATTGAAAAGCGTGACAGTATCAAATTGAAAAGCGTGACAGTATCAAATTGAAAAGCGTGACAGTATCAAATTGAAAAGCATGACATTCTTAGAGTGCTTGTAGTATCCAACTGAAGCGTAGCCGAATATTTTTCAAACTCAATCAGGTTTTTATAATCCAGTAGAATATCTCTGATAGTATCAATTGATGGGTCTTGTTGTGTGAGTATAGTATTATGGAGAAAAATATCAATGGTACCCGGATTTTTGAGTAAATAAAATAATAAAAATCCTTTTAAAAAGAAATATGAAATAATGTCAGAAGTAAACGTTATTTCTTCCTTCAAATTTCTCCATATTTTAAACATCTGTTTTATTGTCCAATCTACTTCTAATTTGAAAATTTCTTCTGGACTTCTTTTTAGGCGTTTTGCATTAATAAATGACATTATCACAAGAGCAAGTGTATCTGTAGTAGCTTCATTTGGTTCAGTTTGAACATTTCGTGCGAGAGTAAAAAGCTTTCTTGGTATATGTCGAATTTCATCTTGAAATTCTAAGTAGTCCAAGTGAAGCATATGAATTAGTTCGTGACACAACACTTTTGTCATTTCTTCTTTTCTCCAAATATATATTTCTTGAAAATTAATACACACACCAGAATTTATATTTCTAGGACTAAAATTACTACCATCTAATTCTTTAGGGATATCTAAAGGAATAAGTGTTATCTTAGCATTTCTCTTTATTTTGGTTTTAGAAATTTGAGTAACAAATGAATATACCTCAAGTATTTCTTTTAAATTAGGAAATGTCATATCTTGAGACAAAAGCACCAAGTGATAGTCTGGTAATTCACATTTGTATTTCATAGTCCTATTGATTAGTCTGATAAAACTTGGATCAATAAAAGAAACACCAGATAGTCCACTTACGTTATCACACGCTTCCCATTTTAGCACTGGATTTTCCTCAATGTCTTTATAAAAACTATTCCACACTTCAGAATACATTATATACTATACAAGAACAATATCAAGATTTAAATCCCCCTTGATTATTTTTCCTTTTTCAACAATATCATTTCCTGCTTTTTCTATACAGAATAGTTCATCTTCACAATCAAAGTCACCGGGTAAGAAAACAGTAATTTCTTTTTTAACATATTGAAAATCAATGACACTGCCTTTGATGATGTATTCCCAACAATTATAATTTATTTTAATATAGTCATTGACATTGGTCACTTTTATTAATAAATCAATATCTCTGTCCCAAAAGCAGTTTATAGGTATTAAACTACCTATGCCAAAAAGAAGTGTAGCCATTCTACCAACCCAAGAAGTATTTTTCACCGGTTCTAAAGTATCATCATATAATTTCCTCTTGTTTTCATTACTTAAAACTTCGTATGCTTGATGTATTTCTAGAAACTTAGTCTCGTCACCACTTTTATCAGGATGATGAATTTTAGCTAATTTGTAATATTGTCTCTTGATGTCTGTATGACTAATATTTTGTCTATTCTTAGGGTCTAATTCTAATATGCTATACCATTCCATTAAAATATATATATTAAAATTGCTTTACATCTAGAATAATGTTCTCTGAGTAACCAATTCCTGTGCAATCATTCCAACAACTCCAATCATTGCGAGACGACCATTGTTCAGTTCTTTATTGCGTAAGTCTTCATTATACTCTTTGAAATTAAACAAATTTCCTGGAACGTAGTCTTCTTTTAATTCTGACATATACATTGGTCCTTTAGGTGGTTTCCAGTGTGTTGCAATATCGTATGCTTCAATCATTGCAATAATACCTAAAATAAAATATTTGAAGGATGGATGATGAAAATCCATAACTTTGAATTCATAAATTGCAGGAATGGAATTAGCCTTTTCTTGAAGAAGGATTAATACACTTGATAACATCGCCACGCGACCGTGTTTAATTTCAGACTCACGATAACGCATTAATTCCGCTTTAGATTTTCCTGAAGTAATCTTCAAAGGATCAAAAAATCCCATTGGTTGTGTAATGCCTGTCTTATCTATCAATACAGGTGGCTTGAAGCCGACCGTCAATGTTGCTAGTGTGCACAAAATAATAGATTGCTTAATTTGGGTCATCGTATAATTATTTTTATTTAATATTAAATACTTCATAATTCAATTTTTTAGTATATGACAATTTGCGTAGGTATTTCATTTTGATTTTATTTTTAAAATTATATTTAGAATTTTTCCATTTTGTATTATATTATGGATTTATCCAAATATTTGAAAAAGTATCAGATTACAAATAGCGGAGTATATAACTATGTTTTATTAACTTATCCGACTGGAAAGTATTACATCCCTGATACTGCAGAAGAAACTGAAAAGTTACATAATGTCATCCTCAACTGTAAGAAACAAGATATTGATTTTGGATTATGTGAATGTCACAGCGACGAGCTCGATGAACCACTTTACTATGATTTAGACTTTTCTCTTCTTAAAGAAGTTGACATATCAGATGATTTACTCAAACAACTGATAAAAATGATAAATGATAGTATTACAAAGTATCTATCATTTGATGATAGTGAGTTAAAATGCTTTGTTATGAGAAAGTCAAATTATTTAGAAAAGAAAATTAGTGAAGGATATTGGCACATTGGAGTACACCTGATGTATCCGTATATCAGAACGAATGAAATAGGTAGGAGGATTATATACAGTCGGCTCATCAAAGATATTAAAAAACACAATATCTTCAATCACCTCCCTCTTTACGAAGATAAAATAGAGCAAATCATAGATTACCGTGTTATTAAAACTAACAGTATTATCAAGTTTGGTTGTAATAAAGCTCAAAAAGAAAGATACGAGATTTATAAGATTTTGGATAACCATCTTACAGAAATCCCAAATGACTTTAGTGAATTAGAACTGATGGACTTGTTAAGTATCCGTTCTAATCTGTGGAGAGACATTAAAGTTAATACTCCTTTTCGTCTTAATGTGGATTTGGACAAAATTAAGGAGGAACTCTTGATTGAAACAACTATTCGAAAAGATGTGAAAGAAAATAAGAAAGCTAAAAGAGAAATAACTGGAGAGCAATTTGAAAGGATTAGAAGGCTTATTGGTATGCTATCAGAAAAACGTTCCAAGAATTATGATACGTGGATACAAGTGGGTTTATGTCTTCACAACATAAGTGATACACCAGAAATGATGGAAATATGGAAAGAGTGGAGCCAGAAGTGTCAACAGAAAGCCAATAAAACAAATTTTACCAAGATTTGGAAGTCGTTCAAACAAAGAGATGATGGATTAAAAATTGGAACTCTGACACTATGGGCTAAGGAAGATAATGAACGAGAATTTTTACTCTTTAAATTGGATGAAATAGATAAGAAAATTCGGGCGAGTATCGATGGTAATACCCATTATGACATTGCTAAAGTATTGCGTGAGATGTACGATGGTATCTATATATGTGCGAAACTTACAAAGTCTCCTACGTGGTATGAATTTAGGAAACACAGATACGTTGAAATCCAAGAGGGATATACTTTATTTATTAATATATCGGAAGAACTTGTCAGAGAATACCAAAAGAAAGAACTCGATATTGAGACACAGTGCTTAGAACTACGAAAAAAGCTTCATAGCGCAGAAGTTTACAATACACAAGTTATTAACGATGAGATTGAGCAATACAAATCCAGAATTGTAACTATTCAGAAAATCATCAAAAACCTTAAAGAGACTTCATTTAAGAATAAGGTTATGACGGAAGCCAGAAATCTTTTTTATGATGAAGAATTCGATAAGCACTTGAATGAAACAAGAAATCTTCTCGTATTTAATAATGGAGTATACGACCTTGAGAAAAGAGAATTTCGAAATGGGCGACCAGAGGATTATATGTCATACACAACAGGAATAAATTATATGGAATACTGTGAGAATGACCCAGACATCCAAAAGGTGTATCACATTTTTTCACAAATTCACCCTGATGAAGAGAATAGGCACTTCTTTTTTATAACACTTGCTGCAGGACTACACGGTGTGAAAAGAGAACAGAAGCTCGACCTTTGGACTGGTTCGGGTGGAAATGGCAAAAGTGTAGCCATAGATTTTTTAAGCAAGTCGCTAGGTGATTTCTTTGATGCTCCACCCATTACAATGCTAACACGTAAGAGAGGCAACAGCTCTCAAGCATCACCAGAACTTGCCAAACTGAAGGGAAAAAGAACGGTGTGTTTCCTTGAACCAGAATTTGATGACCAACTACATACGTCAATGATGAAACAATTCTTTGGCAATGATTGGATAGAAGCACGAGGACTGTTCAAAGAACCTACCAAATTTAAGCCTCAAGCCAGTGGGTTTCTTGCGTGTAACAAATTACCCAATATTCCTTCTAACGATGGTGGAACGTGGCGTCGAATTCGTGTTTTAGAATTCAAGAGTAAATTTGTGGATGAACCCACTGAACCGCACCATTTCAAAAAAGATCCAATGCTTACTGAACAGATTGATTACCTTACAGAAGCTTTTGTATCTATTCTTATTTTTTATTGGGGTAAATTACAGAAAAACAACTATCGTATCAAGGAGCCCGAAGACGTTACACAGTTTACTAAGAAATACCAGACAGAGAGTGACTTGTATCTTGAATTTATTGAAGATTGTATTGAAACAGTAGAAGACCAGAAAATTAGGATGTTTTTCAAACCCGTTTGGGAAACATTTAAAGTGTGGCACAAAGAAAATAGACCTAATGATAAAGTGCCAAATAAAATTGAGGTAAAGAAACAACTTGAAGGTATACTCGGGGAAACAACAAGAGGTTGGACAGGCAAAAGATTAAAAGACCCAAATGACGAACACCAAGAGTTTATATAGCCACGTAGATAAGGTAATTTATTTCACTTGAATTAAAAACTTCATCACCAGTCGAATTATACACACTTCTATAATTAGTCATAATACTTTGTGTCCAATCATCTTGTGTAAGAATGTTATTAGAATCGTAAATGTAAGGAATACCACTACAAATAAAACCACAAATGGCGTGATTATTATTAATACTAATTGTCGAAGAAACGAGCTGGTATTTTTGGTTATTAATAGTAAGGTCTTTCGGAAATTTTTTAGTAGTTATTAAAGGTTCAAATCCAATAAATATTGAATTACAAATTACAAGTATTTTTTTTATCTCTAGTGGTGTTTCAAGAACTTGGTTAGAGCTACCTGAATTAATTGCACTATATATTTTCTTTGTTTCAGCCTCTGTAGTAGCTCTTTCCAATTCAAGGCTATTAATTTCGTCCAAAAGTTTTTTATCTTTAGTTTTGTTATACTTGACTACTTTTCTGTTATATTCATCCAGTTTTTCATCTATTAAATTTAAAACAGTTGTTATACTTGGTTCAAAGTATGTGTCAAGCACGTATTGAATAGCTGCCTTTGAATTAAATGAGTCTCCATACGATATACTACTCCTCCTAAGATAGTATTTTTCATCTCCGTGTTCACTAAGACCTTTAACTCTTGCTGCTAAAACTCCAACAAAATTACCATCTGTACTTTTAGCCCGAATATTTTCAATATAAATTTTTTGAATGACTGTGTGTAAAAGTTGTTGAAGTGAATATCTACCATTATCAAAGTTTCTTTCACTTAGTTCTAAATCCAAAAAATTGCGTGCATTTTCTACCATTAGTTTTCGTATTTCTGAAACAAGAATGAGCGAATTAAAAGTTGCATTAAACCAACAGGTTCCCGTAGATTGTAGTAATCTACCACGTGCACAAATAGGAATGCTTGTAATCCATTTATACCACCAAGTTTTTTCTAGTGAGGTTGTCTCTGTAGTATTTGATACCAGACGGAAAGAGTAACCATTGTGAATATTTGACCTATCGGATATTAATGTGTCAAACACAGTTGAAGTCCAGTTTCCACTAATAAAACACGTAACGACTTTATGAAAAGAGCTACTTTCTTGTTTAACCAAAAGTGGAAATTCTAACTCACTAGATTGCAATATTAGACTTACATTTTTATAAGGATGCTCCGCAAATTTCTGTAGAAAAATATTTAATTTTTTGACAATTTCTGTATTTCTGGTTCTTGCAAGATTTTCATTGTAATCAGAATACAGTTTTCTTTCTAGTTCTTTAGCTGTCCTGAACTTTTTTAGTTTCAAGACTTTTTGTTTATGAGTATCTATTACGCCTTGTGAAATACGTTTTTGATTATTGTAGGCATTTCCTTTTTCTCTTAGTTGGTCTACAAAACTTAAAAATCGCTGAATATCACTTTCTGTCTGTAATTGTTGTTTCTCCATTTCTAGTCTCATCTTCATCTCACTAAGAGCTTGAAAGTCTTTTTTAATCACGGCTACGGTTTCTAAAATAATTTTTCTTTCTCTTTGCAAATCCTCCTCTAATGGTTGATCGGAGTATTGAATAATTGAACTTCTAACTTTATTTAATTCTTGTACCAATCTATTATCTACACTTTCATTATCAAATAAACGACCATATATTAAAACTTGTGAAACATCACACAGTCCTTTTATTTCAGTTACTAGTTGCGACTCTTCTTCTGGAAAATTGATTGTTCTGTAAATGACATTCGCTTGTGTGGATATGAACTCGCGTTGTGTTGCTTCATTCCGAAGAAATTCATCATTCTGACCAAATCTTAAATGAAATACTGTAAGAGGTTTTAAGCTTTTACAAGTACCTCCTTTTAAGGATAAATATTTCTCTTTATACTGTAAATAACTTGTCTCCATAATTTAGAGAATATTTTTTTAAAAAGTATATGTCTATTTTTATTTCTATTGCTTCTTATCGTGATAATCATATAACTAATACAATCAAGAGTATATATTCAAATGCTTCAGAACCTGAAAGAATATTTTGTGGTGTTTTTTTACAAATAGAAGATGAGGATATTAAAGAAACTTTTGAGAATGTTCGTGTGCTTAAAACACATTATAAGAATGCAAAAGGCCCACTTTGGGCAAGACAGACAATTTTAAAGAAACTCTATAACGGTGAAGACTATTACCTCCAGATTGATTCTCACACTATTTTTAAGAAAAATTGGGACACAACTATTCTAAATGATTTAAAATATACATACTTTCCCCAAATGAGTATTATTTCATTTTATCCGCCATCATTTAATAATATATGTTTAACACTTATTCCACATATGTGTAGCAAGACGGCTTATGAGAGATTTCCAGATATTGATAAGTATGAGGCTATATATAAAAAGTCAAATGGTATTCCACAAAAGATACCGTATTTAGCTGCTGGGTTTCTATTTGGTCACAAGAATATTTTACAATTTTATCCAAACGAGGAAATAGAATATTTGTTTCAAGGCGAAGAAATGTTACTCGTAGAAAGAATGGCTAAGGGTGGTGTAGAATTCTATGCGCCAACGAACAATCTATGCGGCCACTTATATTATCGTAATAATGAGCCTAAAATCTGGTTTGATATTGAAAAATGGGATGAAAAAGAATTTAATGCTATAACACAACTTTTATCGATTTTGAGGAACGGCAAAAAAACTCTTTAGTAATCCATTTTCTTCGTTGACTTTTATTTCAAGCGTATTCCTATCAATCAAAAAATCATCTATGCACACGACGTCACCTATTCCTTTAATAATCCCGCCTATTCTTTCACTATCTTTGTATTGAAATGAGTACTTATAAATAATTCTATCTTGCAATTTTTTTATATGTATTATTTTACCTCGAATAATTTGTTCCTTTTTCTTGCGCTCCCATATTGTAAAATAAAAAAGTAGAGCCAATACTACTAACACGAATAAAAATTTCATAATATAAGAAAGAAATAACTAATTAGATTATATGCGGTATAAAATATGTTCTTGGGATTTTATTGTTCAAAAAAAGTGGAATTGTGGTCAGAGAATTATTAATAATACTAGTGGAAGTGATATTATTGATGTAATCAGCTTGAATACACTCCCTATTAAAAATGTGAAAAATCCAAACTTTTTACATTTAGTCATTTTCTTTGAAAATGGTAGTCGTGTTATTCACGATATAATTGAAATAAAAACTTGGTTTGAAAAACTTGGCATTTGTAAAGAACCACTTACAAATATTATTATTAGTAGCGATGTAGTTTTTGAAATTAGAAAAGCTCTCACACCAAAGAAGCTTCCTTTTTTTTACCGTATTGGAATTAGAAAACGAACAGATGAACTTATACAAAACTCTGTAAATCCTGATTTCACAACTGAATATGGTTACGTTATGGTACTTTCATCTAAGAATACTTTTTATACTGTTTGTAGTATTTTAGATGGATTTAATAAAACAAAGAATAAAATCATATTATACGACATTCAACGTATCCTAAATGGTTATCAGATTAGAGAATATGATTACATTTTTTGTAACCATAAAGTATTACATTGTAACGACACATTAGAACTTTATCTTTTTAGTAAGAAATTTAGTGTTTATGAACTTAGTAAACATAAGAATATCATTCACAATGTCAGTAATGTAAAAATTGTTACTAATCACTATCCAAAAGGTGACATTGCAGATATACTAAAAGTTTGGAATAAAAATATACACTTTATTTAAAAACATAATCTGGGATTTTAGTATTTATTTTTTCTAGATAATCAGTTTCTTCTTTATTTAGCTTAACTTTTTTAATGCTAGAACGAATAAGCTTTAAATTAATGAATGGTAATACTGGTGATGCTTCATACTGTTTGTTTTTATTCAAATTATCTATCTCAAACTTTTCAAGTGCATAATTTTTTAGGTCTGTTTTGTATAGTGTACGATAAGCTTTTGGAACTAGGAAGTCCAACTGTGGTGGAATAACAATAAGCAATTGTTCTAACGGTTGTAGCGGTCTATTCTTCTGGAATTTGATTTCACGGAGTTTACCGTGTGTTAAAAAATGATGAATATCACTTACAAATGGAGCTACATCATAGTGATAATACCAGTGCCACGAGATACAATCTTTAAAATAGTAGTTGGCAATCCAGAATAAACCTTCAATATATTTCTGACAAGCTGGATTTATATTTTTTTCTCCAAAATAATTGTCATAATATCTTTTTCTCCATAAATGTGGTTCATCACTCCCAAGTTGAACAGGGTCTTCATATTGGAACCTCATATTTTCATAATTCCATAAATCAGAATTGAAATCATCCCCAGAACGAGGATTTTTGAGTTTGCCAACTTGATACTGCTTTCGGAAGTAACTGTTCTCTTTGAATTTGAGTTTTTCAAAAATCCTTGTTAAGAATTCCAAGTCAATATTTATTCCGTTGGAAATATCTACCAGGGGTTTTCCTGCGTAAACTTCTTTGTAAATTTCAATAATCAAATCAATCCCATTATTGTGAATATTTAGATTTGGGATACGTGGTATAAAATCATTCCCTAATAAGTAACAGAGGACAATAAAATCATAAATAACATTATCGTGTTCAACACCCTCATTTTTTATAACATTTTTTACACTCTCTTTCAAATTATCAATAATTACCCAGGCAAAGGGTATTTCTGATACACCCTTACAGAGTTCTTTGTATTCTCTGAGTAAAAAAATATTTGGTCTATTTGTTGCCAAGCTCAAGAAAATAAGGTCGGCATCTAGTCCATAAACACAAAGTGATATTTTCTCACTGAATTTAGAACGTTTGATGAAATTCATTATTTTATGTTCACCTTCACCAGGAGTTTGTGCTGTTGAAAATATGATTTTTTTTACTTTTTGTTTTAAATGACTTGTAATGTGAGACTTTAGAGCTTCGGTGAGTTTGAGCATAAATTTTGTCCCAGGTGTAATGCTTGCATTTGTCCAGAAATTGTAAATAGGAACCTCGTGTTGCTGTTTTAATTTTGTTATCACTTCGTGATCGTATACTGATTTATATCTTCGGTGTCTTTGATGCTTCATTTTAGTTAATGGACACACACCATCAATTGCAATATAAAGACACTTCTTTGGATTAACATAATTGACAATAAAGTCTAAGTATTCAAGGATCTTTTCTATCATCAAATTTTCCAAAGTTTTTAAATTTTTACAATCTTTACAATCTTTATTTTCATCTATTACACGAAAACATACCGGATGGATCAGACCATTAAAATCTAGGAATAAATAGTCTACCTCTTGTGTTTCAACTGTAAGGATAGATTTCTTGTAATTCTTTAAGAGCCAAGCAAAAAAACCGGGGACACCCATTCTAATTATTAACTACTATTATGTATTTATATCTTATTTTCATTTTTTTTGAAAAAATAATCCTATTTTTAAAATAACAATTTTCTAACGTATAGATATATGCAAGATTTTCCAGAGTGGTTATCGATAGTTGAATATGAACCAACACAACAAGGAGGTGCTCACCAAGATGACAACCTACACGGTGGTGACACAGAAACAATTGATACTGAAAGAATTCAACGCAAGATTAAAGAAATCTTTGAAGGACAGAGAGGTGGGGCACGTAAGTCTACTAAAAAGGTGAAAAAATCAAGTAAAAAGGCTTCTAAAAAGAAAGCTAGTAGAAAGGCTTCGTCAAAGAAGTCTTCGTCAAAGAAGTCTTCATCAAAGAAGTCTTCATCAAAGAAGTCTTCATCAAGGGTATCTAGTGGTAATCCCACATTTGATGAATACCGAAAATTAGCCACACACATAGGTGACACATTAGGTCTACCCAAGGGTGTTAAAGATAGAGCACCTGTACACGGGATTATCAAGAAAATTACAGCACAGCTTGAATCACAATTCAGTGATTTACCTAAGATTGAAATGTACAAAAAGGTTAAAAAAGTCTTTGATGAAAATCCAAAGGCTTATAAATAAAAAAATTGAAAAAAAATAAATAATCCATTTTTAAGTATATAGTAACACAAACTAACACAAACTAACGCAATCAACTACATATCCCCGATATCAAAAGATGCCCTATCCAACTATTAGAAGTGGAAACTCCTTTGGAGGTTACACTAGTAGTGGTTCTTCAAATGGCTGTGGTGGATTTCAAACTGTAAGGAGAGGAAATTCATATGGATTAGTTAACAGTGGATACGGTAGCAGTGGATTAAAAGTTTCTGGAGGTTATAGAGGAAGAAGATAATAAATAATAAAAATTTTCTATATAATCTTAATGAACACCGAAAAATGGGGTTCGCATATGTGGATTCCTCTTCACGTTATTACCTTCAATGCTCCAAGCATTATTCCAACCGAGTATGCCAAGAACTACACAGATTTTTTTAGAATACTTGGAGTAATGTTACCCTGTAAGTATTGCCGTGAATCGTACTGTTTCTTTTATAAAAACTTACCAATAGAAGAATACCTGGAAGATAGAATGGGATTGACGTATTGGTTATACGCAATACACACTTTAGTAAGTATCAAGCTTAAAAAAAAATACTTACCGACCTTTAATGAGATTGTGTATAAATATGAAGAAATGCGCGCATCAAGTAATCCTGATTATATGAAAAAAGAAACAATCGATAAATTTATTATTTCAGCACAACAAAAATATGCTAAAAAAACATTTGACTATATGCACGTTATTATATCAAAATTAAATAAAATAGAGTGGGATTTTTCAAAATTAGCCTAAGTTTGCCTTGGTTTTACTCTGAACCTATATAATTCAAATGCTACATCTGAATCTCCAACTTTGGTTTCAAACTTTTTCTTGATTAGTTCATTGAATTGTGATAATGTATCTACTGTCATATCACCAGAACCGATGAGCTTATTATCCTTTTTGTATAATTTAAAGTAGAGAACACAGCCTCCCACAGTTTGCTTAATAGTTTCTTTAATATTGTTATATTCGAGTGAACTGATATCGACCATAAATTTAACAAATAGTTTGTAATAACAATATTTGACCCTAACCTTTTCCTTTCTAAACTGATTATAAGCATTCACAGAGTTTTCCAGTGTATCAAATTCTAAAAAGGTAGTAGTTAATGTTTTACTTGTATTTACCAACCCAACAAGATGAGAATAGTCACTATTCTTACTTTCCATAATGAGAAGTGTTCTACTAGGCTTCCGTGTATTTTTCTTTACTTCTTCTGTTGACATTTTCTATGGAATAATAAATGAATATATTTCTAAATATATTTCTGTTTTACTATATAATGAAAATTCATTTATATTCACTACAAGGAGAAAGAGATTACAATGAAGATAGGTACATAATCAATGAAAATGGTGGTGAAACATTTTTAGGGATTTTTGACGGACACGGTGGGGATTTTGTGTCTAATTTTCTTGAGAAAAATATTCTAAAATATTTTGAAAATAATTTTGATAACAAACAAGTCCGAACTGTTGTTCAAAAAATGCAACAAAAGCTAAAGAAAGAAAAAGAAGCGAGAGAGTGTGGTTCGACACTTTTGGTATGTCGTCTCAACAACAAGAATGTCCAGGTGGTAAATGTTGGAGATTCACGAGCAATTATGAAATACGATGGTAAGGTTTATCAGTTAAATACTGAACACAAGCCTACTAACGAAGAAGAAAAGGTTCGAATTACATTATCGGGGGGCGAACTTGAGTACGATGAAGAAGATGAAATATATAGAATTAATGGTTATGCCCTATCAAGAAGCCTGGGGGATACAAATTACGACATAATATCGCAAAAACCAGAAATAAGGAATTTCAAGAAATCATCTAAAATTGAATATATTTTACTCGCAAGTGACGGATTATGGGATGTAATGACAAATCAGGATGTAGAAAACTTTCTAAAAAATAAAATAACCAAAAAAATACCAGACAAATCTTTATCTAAAACAAAAGACAATTTAGCTTTTCAACTCAGTTCCCACGCACATAAATTAGGGTCAATGGATAACATAACAATTCTTCTTTTTATGCCAAATCTATAGGAATGTATTTGTCTAATTGAGTATTATATGTACATTTTACTTTGACTTCTTTCTTATTTCTAATAAATTCTTGGCACTTTTTACTGCATTCAATATTAGGTATATATGCGATTTTTTTAGTCATCTTTTTGTTTTCCTCCAGATTTAAAAAATAAACATCAGGCAAATCGTGTTGTATCATTGTGGCAATTATGTGAATTGGTGTTGACACAATAGTTGTAGTAGGTTCTGAATTAGTTTTGTTTTGTAAGAAAATCATTTGGTTTCCCGGAATTTTAGGAATAAAAATCAAACCGGTTACTTTAGAATCTTCTATTAAAATATTTTTCAATTTTCTAAGATCACGATAAAAATACGGTCGAGTTTCCGGTATCATTTCAATTCTTTCGTTATTGAGTAATTCATAACTTTCTAGTGTAGAATAACCAGTTTTATCCTCTCCTTTCCACATAAACACATTATAAACGTGGAAGAAATTATTAACCATTTTAACATCTAGAATTGTTCCTCTGAATAAATCATTCTTTAGTGATTGATGCGGTTCTATAATCATAACTACTGAACTCCGGACGACATCATTTATATTTTTGGGTTGGTAAACTAAACTTTTTCTATCAATTAAAAAACACATTTTCTTTTCATCAATTAGGAAGAAGACCAAAAGATAACTTTTAGAAGCATAATTCAACAAAAGGTAATGCTCATTTTGTTGCAAGAAATTTAAGTGTGAAGATTTCGTTATTATTGTATAGCGGAATCCGTGTAGGTTGAATTTATCGTATAGAAGCGAAATAACTTTTTTTTTTAGGTCCCAATCATCTAGTAACTTTCTGTGATACTTCATTTATATTATATAAGGTATATGTTTTTAAATGTGTAATTTCATTTTTTTTGTAAAAGCGCGTAAAAGAATGTAGAAATTGTTTTCATTTTTTTCTTAGTGAATTTATGACTAGACCACAAGACGATTTTTTTGAATTTATAAATAAAGAATGGATACAGCGAACGGAAATACCAAAAGACCACACATCGTGTAATAATTACGTTATCTTGCGAGACAAAGTAACTGATGAAATAGATAAATTAATCAGTAAATCTGATGGGACACTCAGAGAATTATATGAATGTTTTATGAAACAGGAAGAAGACTTTACAAAAGTTAAAGGACTATGTAGGTTAATACTTCAAAGTCAAAATATATCTGAATTGCTTGGATTTTTTAATATGGTTAATGCATCAACAATAGTCCAAGTATCTGTAAGTGTGGATACAAAAGACTCAACGAGCTATAAAATTCACCTTTACCAAGGAGGTTTGGGTTTACCCAAGTTATACTATGAAAAAGAAGATATGTGTACTGGTTATAAGAAACTCATTGATGAAGTTCTTGATTATGTGGAAATAAACAAACCTGGTTTGTCTAGTGTAATTTTTAACTTTGAAAAAGAACTCAGTAAATTTCATCTATTACCAGAAGAAACAATGGACGTAGTAAAAACGTATAATCCAGTAACTTTAGATGAATTACAGAAAAAGTGTAATTACATAAATTGGGCTTCTTTATTTGGTAGTCTTGATATTTCCATTCACAGTAAAATTATTTGCGAGTCAGTAGACTACATAACAAAAGTAGACGCAATGTTATCTAGACAAAATATAAAAACCATAAAAATCTATTTACTTTGGTGTGTTATTCGTTCTTTTTCCGAACAGTGCGGAGAAACCTTGTCTGATATTTTTTTTGACTTTTATGGAAAAGTATTAACTGGACAAGAAAAACAAAAACCACTCTTTCGTCGTGCTATTACACTAGTGTCTGGTTTGCTAAGTGACCTAGTGTGTATTGAATACAGAAAAAAGAAGTACCAAGAATATAAAGAAGTTGAAGAGCTGGTTAAAGAAATTTTTAAAGAATACCGGGTTATCCTGGCTGGTTTAAAATGGATGACCAAAAAAACAAAAGAAAGAGCAATGAGGAAACTGGATACACTTAAGTACAAGATTGGCTTTCCAAATAAATATGAAGACTATTCACGTCTTATTCTTGATAGGAATGTGTCCCTCGTTGAGAATGTGATTAGAATAAGTGTATTTCTCAATAAAAAGATGATAAATAAATACAATACTAAAGAACCAGTCGATAAAGAATTATGGTTAATGAAATCGTATGAGGTGAATGCTTGTTACATTCCCAGCTTTAATGAATTAATTATTCCTTCTTCAATACTCAAACCACCATTCTACAGTAGACAACAAAGCTATGTAGAAAACCTTGCTGGTATTGGAACTATAATTGGACACGAAATCTTACACGCTTTTGACGACCACGGAAGACATTATGATGAAGATGGGAACCTATCAGACTGGTGGACTGAAGAAGATAAAAAACTCTATGAAGCTAAAACAAAATTACTAATTGAGCAGTATGATAATTACGGTATTAATGGTGAATTAACTATTGGTGAAAATTTTGCGGATATTGTAGGGTTTGAAGTCGCCATCAATGTCTTAAAAAAACAACCCTTTTCTGATGCTACTCTGAATGATTTCTTTAGGCATTATGCGCTTTGTAATAGAGAAAAGGTAAGGAAAGAAAAAGAAGAACTCCAGAAACACATCGACCCTCATCCAACCGAGAGAGTTAGGTGTAATGGGGTATTATCAGTTAGTCCAGACTTTAATAGAATTCTGAATTTGAAAAAAGGCGATGAAATGTTCATAAAATCTGAAAAACGGTTTTCGATATACTAGGCTTAGAGTTTATTAAATATTTAGAAATATGGAAGAAAATAAATTTGAGAGTAAAGAAAAAATTCTTCTGAATTCTCTACTTGTTTATTTTGATAATAAAAAAAATAAAGACACTTTAATCTCGATTATTAACGAAACGTCTTCTATTTCGCTACGGATATTAGATTGGTTTGTGACAAATTATTCAAAGGAAAATAATAGCAAAATTATGAAAAGCAATTTTTTTGAAGATTTTGATGTTTATAATAGTTACAAGTCTCAACTAAAGGCTTACAACAAAAAACTTTTTGATCCATTTTGTAGAAAACACTCTACAAAAGAGAAATTTAATTTTTACTATGACGAAGGAAAATGTATACTAACCACCACTGGACAATTAAATTTTTTTAAATGGGCTATTGAAAACAAGATAATCGATTATGTAGTTAAAAATTATGATGATATAAAACAAGATCTGAAATCCAAGCAAAAGAAATCGTCAGCAAGTATAAGTTCCTACAGTAATACATCAAGCACACATTCATCTACAGAAACAAAACCTGTCAGTTACATTATTTGTTTTAATTAGACTAACTGTTCGTATTGAACAGTGTCTTTGGAGTTTTCAAAACAACTGAATGTGCACATAACAATCCCATAGCTTAGTAGACATACTAAGGCAATATACGACATACAGATTTCTAGTAAAATTATGTCTCTTACTTCAAGAGACTGTTCTTTGAATAAAATCACTATCCCCCATATGGTTAGACACATGTTTATGTTGTCTAGGAGTGTAGGGAAAATATTTTCAAATTTACCCACCTTTATTCGATTTATTAAATAGATTATTCCAATGCCACCAATAGCAGTATTAAGAGCTATTTTTGACACCAACCAGATTGCAACCTGGCTTTCTGAAAATTTTATCTCAAGTAACTTAATTTGTTCATACGTTCCTAAGCTAAATTGAAAGGTGTAGTAAATACACCTTATAATTAATACTGTATCTGTATAACTATCCATATTATAAAGTAATTATTTCAAAATGTGTAATTTTCAATTTTTACACTTAGACCAATTCATCAGTAAACTTTCCGAACTCAAGGTAATCACGGCTTTGTTTTGTTCTTTGGTCGGGAACAAGAACACAAGACTTGAGTTTGAGTTTAATACTGTACTGCTTGTCAGTCTTACTATGCCAAACCTTTGAGATAACAACATTCACGTTCTTGAACTGTGTTCCTAGCTTAACGTATTCTCGTAAGTCTGCTTTTGAAGACCATTCTAATTCTTTTCCATCAATAATGAATTTAGTCTTGTTGTCTTCCCTATCAAAGAGCTCTAGTTTGAAAATGAGAGCATCTGTGCTATCGGGCTTCATACACGATACGTAATCTAGTTTAGACTTTTTAGTAATATCCCACATTTCACGAAGTTCTTGATTTCTCTCGGAGAATACTTGGTCGAGTTTTTCAAGCACTTCTTGGTTTCCATCTGTAGCAATAATACTAATCTTGGGACGAATATCATCACCATCAAAACTCTCAGGTGGAAGTCCAACATACGAGCCTTCACCCTTTGTTAGAACAAAATCTTCGAGACGGAAACGTTTGCCAACTGCTTCTTTGTATTGGACACGAGCCATCTTTTGTTTGGTCATCATACCATCTTCACCCTTGATGAGTTTGATGTCAGCCTTCAGATCGTTAATATCAATATCGTGGAGACGAACAGCTTTTAATTCTGGGTCAATTTCTTGTCGTCTATCTTTTCTAAACTGCACAAACTTTGCCTTGAGAACAGCATTGACTTCATTATTTTTACCCCTTACTTGATAATCAATTACAAACTTTACATTAACTGTGCATCTAGAACCTACTAGTTGTGTGAGAGCATCAAAGCTTTCCACCTTGACGGGTTGGTTTGTATCATCAAAAAACTTGGTGAGATATGAAAGGTCACCACTATCTTTTGATTCTCTAACGTCCAGATTTAAATCACACGAATAAACGGTTGTTCCATCTTGTCGTGTGTATGGTCGTAAAAATGAACGATACGATAAATCGCTTAAACCAGATAACTCTTCAAAACGACCAAGACTTTCCCTAAAGAAATCATCGAGTGATTTCAAGGCTGGGATATTCTCTTCCGATACATTCATCCTTAAAGTTTGAATAGAAGGATACTGGTCTTTCATTGGTTGTCTCAAGTAAATGGCTTTACCGTCTTTCTCACCATAAATAGTGAATTCACCAGAGGTAAAAAATGCAGTGTAGTTATCGTACAATACATTTCCACGAGTATTGACTGTAGTACTGTATGGAGTAGCTAAGGATAGCTTGTCCTGTGAGAGGTTGCTTAACTTGAAATTCTTGTTTTGGTTTGCCATATATATGTTTAAAAAGTAAGTTCTAAATGTTTATAAATCAATTTTTTCTCCCAAAATATATTAAAAAAATTTATACATAATAATATATGACGTGTCATTCGATTAAAAGTGAAAAAATATACTATGAAAAATGCGCCGGTATTTGTCTTCCAAATAGTATTTTTTGTAAAAAACACCAAGAATTTCATTATCTCTACCTCGACCCACTACAGTCGAACAACGATACTGATATAGTTACACTTGAAACTATCACGTGTATTAAGGATGGCATAAAAGTCCTCGCAGATGAAATTGAACCAAAACATCTTTTTACATACAAGATTGTGATTGATGGTCACGAATATCAGAGAACACTTAATATTTTTACAATGAGAAATTTGATTGAGAAACAAATCTATACGGAACCTTTTTCTAACGTTCCTTTTCCTTCAGAAGTACTAGAAAGAGCCACCAAAATTTTATCTTACTCTAAATTAGTAAAACAAAAGACGACTCTAAGGGATAGAAAAGATGCATTACTTAACACACTAATTACAAAGTTTGAAGAAATAGGTTATATTGTTCATTACGAGTGGTTATCAAAATTGAAACCCTTCCAATATGAAAGTTGGCATCGCGAGTTCAGAGATTATTTTTGGAAAGAATTTAAGCAATTTAATCCGGAAGTAGCATCATTAATTTATCCACCTCTTAATTTACCGATGTTTCAGTATAATAGACATTTTCAAATTCGATGCTTAGAACTATATGTTGAAATATGCACAAATCATATACAAGGTACACAACTAATTATTCAGGCACTAGCGCAAACAAATCATATAATAAAAGATGCCTTAGGAATTTAAAATGTCGGCAATCATTGGGTCTTCCGTAATATTAGTAATCTTAATGTTACTAATGTCCAATAAATATTTATCTTCCACAAATTCTGTATTTTCTAGACGTGGGGTGTCAACAAGAATGTCCATCATACCTGTCCCGCCATTGATGACACGTCCCGCAATAATTCTGCTACTTACAGAGTTCATTCTATCTTTTTCTTGGAAGACTGCAGCCTGAATTAGCTGTTCAATCGTCTTTTCGAATGATGCTCTACTCAATGGATCAGTATCGAGTTTATTAATACCGTAACGATTTACTGGTGTTGGGTTTCCATTTTGAAGCATAATGTCGACTAGAATTGACAGATGTTGAAAATTAATGTCTTGGCTTGCACCACTAAAAATAGAGTTAATCTCTTTAATCAAGAATGCCCTCGTTGTCTCAATTCCCCAAATAGAAAAGATATTGAAGATATCATTGCTAATAGTTCGTGTATTATCTATTCCTTCAAGGTAAAAAATATCTTCAATATTTGAACCAAGTGTAGTTATTACGTATTCATATTTTTCAATTGGTTTTCCTGTATCTTTGTCAAAGATTTTTTCTAGCTCCTTGTTACAAAAGGCTTTTTCGATACCAGAAATTCCCTTAACTTTAAAACCGTGTATAATGGTGTTCATTACTTCAATAATCTGGGTATAATTGTAATTATTAAAGTCAAACCTAATGTGAATTACCGGTGTGTCGTCGTTGTCACTGTTGCTTAAAATACAGATGTTATTCACTAGACTAATAATATCTTTTTCTTTCTTTTTGAAACCTTTTACATCGGCATAATTTGTTATCCAATATTTAATAAACTGTGTCTTTATTTGGAGCATACTGATATTCTTATCTAGAAGCACATCACGATTAATGACGAGCCTTACCACCCACGGCAAGGATTTTAAACTGGCACTCTTGGAAGTTGTGCTCACAAAGAGAATATTCTTTGAGTTGTCGTCCATCTTGTCACGGTTATGTACAGACTGTGCATCAGTGTAATTATTCTCATACCAAATCTCAGTAGCCAGGGTAACATCCATAAGTGTCGTATTCTCAATGATGTTAGTAAGTGCCATCGCTACTTCCTCATTATATTTATATTCCTCTTTCAAGTAAATCTTCATAAAAGGATTCTTAATATTTTTTGTAAAGCTGATGAGTTCTTTGAAACGTGTCATCGAACTCATATTAGAAGTAACATCAGATACACCAGCACTGTGGAAAGTATTAAGTGTAAACTGTGTAAGAGGCTCACCCATACTTTGAGCTGCTAGAATACCAACCATCTCACACGGTTGAACTATATTCATATTAAATGACTCTTTCAAGTCTTGGATCACATCAGTGAAAGTTTCTCTACTCATCTGATAATCAACCAAGACCTTTCGTGGTGACAAGTATTCAAATAATAAGATGCGTAACAGTTTCTTGTGCATTCTATCATTTTCACGTTTGATAGTGTCGCCACTTTTGTGAGCTATGAGATGTGTTTCAGTAGACACTAGTAAGTTTTCTAGTGCAGATAAAATTTCATCAATTGTTACAGAACCCTTTTTAGACTCTTTATTCTGATGATAGCTTATAACTCTGTAGAGATTAAAAGGCAGGTAAAAAGTATCTGTTATAACCTTTGGATTTCCAGTGGCTTTCCTCTGAACGATCCGTAATTCGTTACGATAAGCAATCATCTGTGAGTAAGTATCTTTATTATAACTTTCAGAGATTTTAAATTTCTTCCTTTCCTCGTCCGTAAAAGTGAATTGTTTCATTACAGTTTCATTATCCATCAAAATAAGATTACTCTTGACTTGCATCTGTTTGGAACTATCGTACCCACTATCGCCGTAGATAAATTGAACGACACCATTAGAAGAATTTCTAACAGTTGAATCATAGCTTTGATAAACGTCTTCAGTAGCTTTGACGGTCTTACGTTGCATATAACCTGTATCGGCAGTATCCACGACGTGAAGACCATTTGCTAGACCAAAGTTTAGAGTGCTTGGGACAGTAAGATCATATACGTGACCATATTTACTATCAGATAATGAACTAATACAATTGATTTCTGTAATCATATCTAGAACAACATCATTATGTAATCTAAAGTTTCGATGCTCATTTGATGGATTTATCTTCATTAATTTATTTTGCTTTTCTTGGCTTAGCAAAGTAACAATTCGACTAAATCTTGAAGCCCAATTCGACCGTATAGTTAGTAAATTGATATCAGCCATATTTTCAGTGCCAAGATTATTTGACTTCATTCTTGTTACAGTTATCTTGCTAAAAATTCCAAGACGATTGAGACATATATTTAAACCACAAATAAGTTGTTTTGAAGCAAGTCCAATTTGAATAGAATTTTCTGTAATAGTTCCATCACCAGAAATAATACCACTGATAAGTTCTTTAATGAATTCAATTGGAGCTGTTAGGCATTCTGATGGAATATATTTATTGCGTGAATTATCACCTACAAGATGGTGAAGTACTTTTGCTAGAAGAACAGAATATCCACGAATACAAGTTGAAGTACCTCCAATTTTATTAACTTTGCTATCTATTTTATACTTAATGTTATTTGAATCAAACCATTTCTGAACAAACTTAAGGATAGCAGGCTCAGAATTAGTTATTTGGACATATCCACTCTTAATGTCTGAATTACCTTCTGATAGATACAGACCTAAGAAAAGTCCATTTTCAGAAGTAAATTCAAATTTATCTTTAATAGTTGATATTGACTTTCTAGTTCCATAAGGGTAAATACAACCTTCTTGAATAACATTGGGATTAGACCTCCATAGTGTTCGGAGGAATAGTTGAACTTTACTGTAAGGTAGAATAAACTGTTTTCCATTATTTTCAGACCACCAGTTAGCTGGCACACGTGTGTGACTTGACAAGACTTCACTCACAAGATTACGAGCCTTAACGTACTCCGAACCATAAATGTATTCTGTTTTAGGAAGTACCGATTGTAAGTCAATAGATTGGGAACTGACCGGAACTTCCCCCAAGTCTGCAGTAACTGGTACAAATGCTCCAGTAGTTATTTTGGTAGGTTCAAGTCTCTCAAATTGATTAGATGTTTCATTCCATACAAGTAAAGAATGAGAATCTGTGACAGTAACAGAACGACCACCTTGTGTCTTAATTTCATAAAGTTTTTCGCTTGGTTTATGACGAGTTACACCAGTAACAGAACCCCAAGTTACTTTTCCACTAAGGTCAGTAGTTGGAATGTAGACTGTTTGCGTTAGTTTAAGTTCTTCTCGACACTCTTTGTCAACTTCATCAATTCTGACTTCCTCTTTTCTTTCATCAATTATTTGGTCTATCCACTCTCCAATTTTAACAATCTTAGTATAACCATCTTGATTAATAAGTAGTTCAGTGTCTCTAGTTACTGACTTAATAGCTGTATCAATAGAACCTTGTCGACTATCCAGATTGTGGAAATAAAATTCAGTAGCTGTCATTCCATTAATAAAAGGATTCTGGATAAATCCTCTGGCTAGTGGAGAATCATCTTGTTTGGCATAGTGTGGGATAGTGCGACTGTTCAGTTTCTTTTGAATAATTTTTCCTTCGAGTGTTGCCTGGCCAACACAGCCGACCATCTGACCAATATTAATGTCCTTGCCTTTGGAACCAGATTTTACTTGAACATAAAAGCTGTTTCCATTATCGAGTTTTGACATTGTCGTCTTTGCTAAAGTTGTCATAACACTATTGAGTTCACTAAAGGCTATCTCTTCAAATGTTTTTCTATCAATGAGTTTATTCTTTTCAACTTCAGTAATAAGATTGTATATTTCCATTATTTTCTTTTGATTACTGAAGTTGAGTTCTTCGGCTAATTGAGGTGTCATAATAGCGTCTCCAAGCCCAACGGTAAAACCATAGACTTTCATCAACCAAGCGTTTGTTATCCGCTGGACGTCGTCCATAAAATTAGCCGCACGTTGCTTATCGTAACTATCAATAACGAGATGAATAATACTGTTCTTGCTTCCTGCCAATTCTCCTTTTCCTAGGTTACCAGTTTCAATTTGTCCATTTTTAATCACAACACTGCCATTATTCATATTAACTTTTCTAGGAATGAGATATGAAAATACCTCTCGTCCAGAATATTTATCTCCTTTCTTAACCTTTTTGTGTCCATCAATTAAATCCTCAACAATGGTAGTGTAAGCCAACATATTCATTGCTTCTTTCCAGTTCAATTCATTTTCGTGACTGGTAAATTTGTATCCACCCAGGAGTGCATCTTGTTTTAAATTCACAATCGGCTTACTACTTCCAGGTGAAATAATATAGTTTTTGATATCTGCAAGCATCATTAGTTCAATCTTTGCTTGCTCACTTTGTGGTGCAAATAAATTCATTTCGTCTCCCGACATTTCCCTCAAGTCTCCAAGAGGGCCGGACTGTATCTTAAGCAAGCTCAGGTTGGTTAGACCATCATCGCTCACCAACACCCGTTCAGTCTCTGAATGCCTTCCATATCCTACCAAAACGGACTTAGGAAGTAACACTGCGGATTGCCCTATAACATAACATTTTTACCATTGGGTACGGCTATTAACCGTGTTCTTCACAATCTTTCGAAAAGTGAATGGGTAGTTATGCCTTCAGGGGTTTCCCGCATCAAGGTGTTTTGCACATAATTCTAGGTAATCAAAATCATTGAATCCAAATTTGCTCAAATTTTCAAGATGTTCACGAAGCTGTTCATTACATACTTCGGCTTTTTTATTCATATTTTCCGTCTTATAGAGTGGCATCACGTTAAACCAAGAAAAACAAAGTTCAATATCAGTGCTGTCTTCAAATTCAAACTTGTTAATCGGTATAACGTGATCAATTTCCCAAAGTGTTCCGTAATTTTCAAACGTCATATCAGATTTAAAACAGAGAGAGAACCAGTTTTGTAAGTGTTCCAAGTCACAACCAAGACAATCAATGAACTTTTTAGGATTTTGACCAATCATAGCTTGTTTTAAAGCTACTCGTGTTTTTTTTCTATAATTGGCAATAAATCTAAATTTTTCATCAGTTTTCATTCTTTCACTTCTCTTGGTATAGATTTTTGATTTATTTTCTTGAAACCAGTTTGCTTGTAATTCTTGCATCCTTTCTTTATTTTCAATAACCCAAGTTTCAGATTTTAATTTACCGTAGTCTGATTGTCTGTATTCTCGACCATCTTTTCTCTCACAGTTAAGGCATTTTAATCTTTTTTCTCTGAAATTACATTTGGGTTGTTCAACATGACAATAAGAACATATTTTATTATCAGGATTAACTGATTCTGGTTTAGCTGGTCTCTTACTTTGGTTCAATTCTCGTCTTCTCTCATTAATACAATCTTTACACTGACTTGAATTAACTTTAAATTCTGATAATAGACGTTGAGCATTACATTTGGAACATTCTTTCATTAAGCCTTCTTCCTCAAGAGCTTTCTGCTTCTCTATTTTAATTACACGATTTTCACAACGTTTAATATTTAAACATTCTTTACATTGTGCTCGTTGAGGACGGAAATTTGAATCATCTTTTTCAATATTACAAATAGCACAAGTCTTCATTCTTATACTGTTAATAATTGTGAGCTTTAAGTTGAATTCTTCAATTTTTTGATTACCTAAAATTACATACTAGGAGGTAGCACGCTTTTAACGCCTCCTGTTTTTGACAGAGAACCTTAATTTGTTTAATCAGTTCTTTTTAATCAAAATCAGCATTGTATGGTGTTGTGGCTGTTACATTCAATCTGAAAGTAATAAAATTTGGATTTTCAATTACTTTAATCTTGTGTGCCATCATACTCATCTTGTGTAGAGATGGTTGTCGATTAAACAAAACGATGTCTCCATTTTGTAAGTGCCTGTGAACAATCCAACCATACTGTAGGATAATATCTTTGTTTTTATATTTGAGGTCAATCTTGACCGGCTTTCCATTAGGGCCAAGTTGATTTCTGTTCTCCACAAAATTTGCACCAGGATAGATTCCTCTTCCATTTCGAACTAGTTTTGTAAGTTCCACAATATTATATGGTGTAACAATCTCTGGATAAGTAATTGTCCGAGCAATTTTTAGTGGAACTCCTAGTTCATCTAAATTATTATTTGGGTCAGATGTAATGACTGTTCGTGCTGAATAATCAACACGTTTTCCTTGTAGGTGTCCCCTAATCCTTCCCACTTTACCTCCTTTAAATCTTGATGTAATACTCTTTGCTGCATTCCCACCACTCTTCAATTCGGAACGGGGCAGTACCATAGATTCATTATCAAAATAAGTAGCTACGTGATACTGTAAGCAGTCTTGATAATCTTTCAAATACTTTGTGTTATCACTCGTAGAAATAGATTTTTCTAGCTCTTTTTTGAGCTTAGAATTGAATTTAATGATGTCTACCAGTTTGTGTGTAGTTGCGTGTTCAGAATATCCTTGATTTGTAAAATCACCACGTACTGAGGGACGAATAGCAGGAGGAGGAACAGGAAATACCGTTAAAATCATTCTCTCTGGTCGTGAAATTCCCAATAATTCACAGTCCGCATCACTAATATTTTTAAGTATGTAGTAGCAGTCCGATGCTGTGAGAATTTGAGTAATCTTCTTTTTACTATCGGTCACTGTTTCAGAAGTTGCTTGAACATCGATTTCATCGTTAAGTCCTATTGTATATTCCGCAATAATATTGATTGTAGCTTGGTTTTTCTTAATCTCTTTTTTCAGAGTTGGGACTGGAACTCCAGAATAAGGTGAAATCTTTACCGAAGCACACATTGCTTTTATTTCAGCAAATCTCCCTTTATTAGTTTTGGAAATAACTTTTTTTGCAACATCTTCGTGAGATACGAGTAGTTTACCATTCCTCAAGTCAATACAGCTTAGGACATTCTTTACATAGTCCATAAGTCCATAGTGAAACAGTGGTGTAACCAATTTGACGTGTCCAAAATGAGATGGACATTCGAGATAATTTGATTTGCAAGTGGAACACAATGTAAATTGGTCACTTACACCCATTCTTGTATCCAGAACACCACCAAACTTTGGTTCACCGTTATCATATGTTTCTGGAAATACAATCCCATCATTATCAATAACACTTGAATCTAGAACTTCTTGGTTACCGTATACGTCAAATTGAACTCCTATAACTCGAGAAATATTATCACCTGACATACTTATAAACATATAATTTTTAGCTTTAAATGTTAATTGTCAATTTTTTTTAACTAGTAGATAGCAACTTTTGTTGCCATAAAATTACAAGGTACAGTTTTTGCGCACTTTTTAAAGTGCTTTGAGCTCAAATATATAAAGCTAATAATTTAATATACTGTATGACTAGTGAAAAATTAAATAATAAATGGTGTTTATGGTATCACTCTAATGTGGATTCTTGGTCTAAGGACAGTTTCCAAAAATTATGTACAATCGATACAGTCTCTGATTTCTGGGGAATGATTAATACTCTTAAAGAAAATCCAGCCATAGTGGTTGAACATATCTACTTGATGCGTGAAGGCATATATCCAATATGGGAAGATAAGCATAATAGAAATGGTGGTTGTTGGTCTATTAAAGTTGATATAAAAGACTCCTTTATAACTTTTGTAAATATCATAATTCATATGATTGGTGAAAACATTTTGTATAAAGATGGAAATAATATAAGCTATGAAATCACAGGTTTATCAATGTGTCAGAAAAATAACTATAATTCAGTGCTGCAGATTTGGTCTTCAAACACGAATAATAATAAAATAAATTACTTACATTCTACACTTACAAATAAGTTTGGGTATGAAATTATTTTTAGGTCACATATTCCAGAGAATTAATATTTTACGAATCATCGATTATAGGTGACAAACATAAATGCATAAAGCCGAGTGAAGCCACGCTGTATTTAATGAGCAGTGGATAATCATTTTTAAGATAAATTTCAATATGAGAACATAGATTGGTGCACTTTGTAAACTGTAAAAGATTTTTTAATTCGTATGTTCCAGTAATTATTAGATTTTTGTTTTCTTCTTTTCGATTAATTGTTATTCCATTACCACCTGTAGTATTTTCACTGAACTCAGCACTTCCTACAGCAAACTCGCCTTTTGCCGAAATACGAAAGACATTACCAGAAAGAGTAATATCCACATACTTGGCTTCAATACCATTCATATTTTTACAAACGCTTTGAAAATCAGTTGAATTCATAATAATAACTGCTTGAAATGAAGCTTGTGAAACATCTAAGACATCATTATCGACATCAATAATCTGTAAACTATACTGGAATACTTGTTTTTTATCTTTATTCATTATTTTTACAGATAATTTGCCGAATTCATTATTGGTTCTGTAAATAGTCAATATATCATTATTATTTACGGTCTTTATGATTTTATGAAAAATTTGCATACTTATTCCAATTACCTGACGAGAAGGACAATAAAACTCATCAAAGTTAGAACTTAGGAGTCTCAAGTGAACGAGCATACCCGCTTGATTGTTTACTGCCAAAATCTTGAGATATCCATTTTTTTCACCGTTCTCATCAGGAAAAATCTCCATATTGCAATCAAACAAAATGTCTTTTAAAGCTTCAATTAAATTTTTAAACGCGCCCGTTTGGACAGTAATTATTTTAAGAATTTCTCCTTTAGAATCACTCATATAATCAATTTAAAGTAATAACTTTAAATATAAAAAATCATTTTTTTTTCTTATTATAGATTATATAATGAAATATTCACTAGTAAATCCTTTTATTACTGGAAGTGTTCAAACAACTTCCGAAGCCAAGACAGAAATGGCAGCAGCAAAAGAACTATATTCACGTGTGAGCAAACACTTTACCAACAATTTACCACGTTTTTATTTTACTATTGCTAATGAAAATAACAAGCTTTTTCACTTTGAAGTCAATGAAAAGAAACTAGGTAAAGAAGTGAATTACTCTATCAAACAAGCTAAAATGAAAGCTGCTGGTGAAAAAAAAGTTCTTGAAGTAATTAAAAAGAAAGAGTTACAACAAGGAGGAAAAAAAGTGCTTGATGATTCATCATCCGATTCTTCTGATTCTTCTAGTTCTTCACCGTATCAGGTTCCACTATATGTAAACCCATTAAGAGAGTTACTCTACATTCCTACTTACTATGAAATTGACCTTGTCGATGTTGTTTATGACCTTGAATTCCCTATTATTAGTATACCTACTGGTGCAAGCTACACTTTTATCCTCCCTTAGGTTTTCGTGGAACAGTCCTTTTAAGGTAAGTTCTTTCAGTTATAGGTCTATTATTCATAAGTGACTCGGTTATTAAATTAGCTTCATTATTGTCTTTAGTATATTCTGTTAAAATTTGTTTGATATATTCTTGTTTCAATGAACCTTTAGTTTTAGAAATGCTTCTTCGGATAGAACCACCAGAAGACATATTCAAAATTTCCTGATTACTACTTTTCATTTCACCTAAGATATATTCTTCATATTGTTTTTTTTCTTCCTTCAACTCTTTTACTTGTTTTGACAATTCTTTTATCTTATCATCTGCCTTTAACCACTTAACAACAATTTGCACAAATTCGTTATCCATACTAAATTAAGTTTAATATTTTTAAATATTTAACAAGTGTGCCAACTTTTAAGGTTTGTATCAGGCTCATAAGATGAATTTAAAAAGGGACTTATACTAATCTTGGGATTTGGAATATTGCCTCTTATATCATATGATGGATTTTTAAGTGACTGACCAATAGTGTCAACACCTTGGCAAAATCGTGAAATATCTATTAGAGTTCCTTGATCTACCTCATTCTGAGCCTTGCTTAAGTCTGTGCTAAACCAGTCTGAATTTATTTCTTGAGGGAGAAAATCCTTAACATTAAAATCCTTAGTCTTGAGATTACTTGCTAGTTGATCACTATACTGTTTAATCAAATCAGAATCTAGAGTTGTGGGAGTATCCTCAACTGAAATACCTTCACTACCAAGGTTGGGGGGCTTAATTACAGCATCCTTAGTCAGATTTACTTCATCGTTTTGTGTTGTAAATCCTTTATTGTTTTGAAACTTGCTTGTCATATCATTGACTTGTTCTTTAACTTTATTTTCATCAAAAATTGTAAGTCCTTCTACTGTGCTATAATTTTCAATTAAATATATAACAACAAATATCAAAAATAAAATAATACAAAGTTTAGAAGTATTAACCATATTATATAATATACATAGAAATTATTCTAATTTTATTTGGATAATATTCCAATTTAAATAAAATTTATTTTGTTCTATTTCAACGTGGCTTAGATATACTATACAGGATATCAAACAATTTTTTTCTAAATTTTTTATAGATATTTTTTTTTCATCTTTGTCTGTAATAAGAATATCTATTGAATTTTCATATATAGGTATAAAAAATTTATATATTTTATTCTCGTTTGAGAAACTTTGAAACATTGCTTTAATATTATAACTTTCAAAGCACTTCATTTTTTGGATTTTTTTGCAGATATGATTTTCTATATTAGAAACAATCTTAATAAAATTTTCATTTGGGTTTGTCATTGCTGTATACATTTTTATTCTATTATAATTATTACTAGTTTCCAGTACTAATCTTTTCAATTGCACAAGTGGAACCTGAAGCATAAGACAGTTATCTAATTGGATATAAGATATTTTACTAATCCAATTTTTTATTTCGTGATCATAAACTAAATTGCCTAGTATAATATTAGATACATCGAATTCTTCCATTACAATTTAAATGAATTTTATTTAAAATATCTAACGAATATTATATGAATATAGGAATTTTTTTTCATAACTCGAATACTCCAGTTCAAGATACAGATGGCAATACTGTCTTACATTTAGCAATTCAAAATAAAGATACAGAGGCTATTATTGAAATCCTTGATTATTGTATAAAAATACACAACAGTTCTATTCTCAATGTCCAAAATAAAGATGGTGATACGCCTCTGCACTTAGCAGTAAGAAATTTACCACTTAATAAAATTTCTAATCTGATGATTAGTCTTGGTGCAAAAACGGATATTAAGAACAATGAGAATGAAGTAGTTGTAGTAGCACAAACATTGGGCGAATATCTAGAAAACGCTAATAATACCGACAGTGATAGTATGTGGAACCTTTCCGCTTTAACAATTATTGAAAATGATTTACCAACTGATGACGACAGTGTAAGTTTTCCATCACATCTATCAATAGAGAAAAGCCCCAAGCTATGTGATGTATGGAACGAACCACGACCTGTAGGACAAAAACCGTATAGTGAGTTACCTATGGTGCCAAATAATACGTGGTTATCCGATTCAGTATCGTTTCCTAGTCACTTGAGTGTAGAACCAGTAGTTCCCACCGCACCACAACCAAATGAAGAAAACTCTATTACTTTTCCTAGTCACCTAAGTATTGAAAATAAACCCACAGAAGCCACTCCGACAGAACAAGTATCAGACCTATTTTTAAGAAATTTCTATCAGAAATAATTCGTTTCAAACAATATTTCTAAAACCTCGACTATGGTATGAGCACTGTTTCCGACATCTTTGAAAAGCTAATGAGCAAAGAGAATAAAAATAAAATAAAATACAAAATTATATTTCCTCTAATTAAAGAAATATCGATTGAATTTCAACCATACTTTTTCTTTTTTTGTGGATTATACGGAGCTATTTTAATACTGCTTATAATTATAATTATTATTCTGATAATTCAACAAAGAAAAATATCTAAACTATAGTATGTTGTTTATAAAGTATATCTTACTTGCTTTATTAATTTGTCTTATTGTTTATGTTACTCCTAAAAGGATGAATGTTTCAACCAAATGCGTTTTAATTAGCTCAATTGTAGTAGTGATTTCGATACTGGTCGATTTCCTGACGTCAAAAAGTGTAGAATTCTTCGACGAAGTTTCACAATTTGACAAGACACAAAAGTTGTATCAGCAAATCAAAGATAATAATAATATTGACCTGAAAACGTTTGAAGGAGGATATTTACAAGATAAATACGATATTATAAAACAAGCCAATGAACTCTATTCGCAACCAGCTGATATGAAAAAATACTTTGACCTAGCGTATCGACCTACTACCACTACAAGTATGACATCACCACCTGCAAGTATGACATCACCACCTACCACTGTGTCGCCACCAGCTAGTGACCCCCAACAGCCTATTCCCGTTATGGATGAAGCCGTACAAAAAAAACCAAACGTCAAGCGCGATGAAGAAATTCCAATTCCTCCACAAACCAGTGAACCATCCAAACTGTACTCTGAACAAGAGGTCAGTGATATAGTGAACTCAGCACTCGTTAAAAAAAGAAACGACTGGCTTGACAAGCCCGAATACAAAGAAAAAGATCCACTTTACTACACCAGCAAGGGTGAATTGATTGACAACTCTTGGGATAACCAATATGTAATCTTAGACACCAAACACTGGAAACCCTATATTACACCTCCCCCAATATGTGCCGGAAAGGATGACCCCTGTGACACGTGTCCAACCATTATGCATATGCCCTATTTGGAGTTAAGAAATTTTGATAAAGCTAGTCAGATAACTAAATAGCCGATGCGTCTAGTATATTAATTTATTTTATATAGTTTAAATAATGGATTTCGGAAAAATTATGGACTACCTAAGGCAGTGTGTACTACTTTTTTTAGTAATTTATTTAGTAAAAAAGTTTTATGAACTAGAGAGGAAAGTCTACTATCTGACGCTTAAAATCAATCAGTTAGAAGTAGTTGAAGAATATTCTACAGATGAGATCTCACTCAACCCAGAAAAGTCAAAAAAAGAAGTATTTAGTGATATTTTTGTAAATCTAGCTAACCAGGAGGTGCCACAAGAAACACATAGCATAGCCAAGTCAACTATCAAGACAGAAGAGCCTATCTTCACAGAAAGTAATCCCTTTTCTAAAAAAACACTGAAAGAACTCCAAGCTTTAGCTATAGAGAGAGAAATAGAAATAAAAGTGAATGGAAAAAATAAAACCAAAAAACAGCTATTGGAAGAATTGAAAATTATTTCTTAAAAAAATTCTTTACTTATATTATAATGGGTGATAATATTTATTATAAGTTTAATTGTCCTGCAAAAATGAGTGATGGTCGTTTTCTCACAGAATACCATCATCACGATATTGTTGAAAATTTCTACCAATCTATTCTTCAATCAAAAAATGAACACGATTACAGAAGGCTACTACAAGCTAATGGTGTAAACATATCTCAAGGTACACTGCTATATCAAACAAAAACAAATACCTGTAATTGTGGATATAAACCTTGTGAAATATAATCTACGTATAGTATAATGAATAAACCAAAACTGTCTGGTAATCAATATAAAATAGAACGCGATAGTATCTTTTTAGAACAACAAAAAGATATTATTTCTTTTACAAAGAGGGGAGACCTTCACAAAATTCAATTATATCTTCAAAATAAAACGTTCATAGACCTTAATATTCGAGATGAAAACCAAGATTCACTGCTCCTTATTTTGATGACCTCAGATGAAATAAAAACAGAGGAAAAAAAAATTATTATTCTTAAAGCACTTCTTGATTACGGTCTGGATTTGTATTTAGTCAACAAAATGGAACAAAATGTTTTACACATCTTATTCAAGAGAAAATATTTTAAAATTTTCCAATTTATTTCCGAAACTTTTAATGAAACTTGTGAAGACCTTATGATTTCTGCTGATATCTTTAAGAAGCTTCCAATTGACTATTTGTTTTATATCGATTTAAGTCAAACTCTTACTTCAGACGTATTATCGCACCAAATGGCACTATTTAAACAGAAAAATACTCTTGATGTAGAAAAAGTTAAAGATGATGTTAGTGCAATAATAGCTGCTATTAATGGAACTCAGGAATTTAAAACGTTATTGAATTACATTGAACTTATACCTCAAAATCTGAGTATAGATACATTTAAAACATTAAACGAAGATTTTCAGAGTGGTAAAAGCTACTCTGACCTTAGTCAGAACATTGTAAAATCTATTACGGGCAAAAATTTATTTCATAATTTACACTTATTTCAAGTAAATGAGTTCAATCCAGATAACTACTTTAGAGAATTTGAAGAAAAAATCACTGACTACATTGACGATAATAAAGTAATTAATTCATTTACTGATAATATCGACAGATTAGTAGAAAGAAGTCCAGTATTAAATATCAAAAAATTATATGATTTTGTAATACCGGTTTCCTTCCCTGGGGTAGGAACTGTAGAGTATAATGACACCAAAGATTTCATCAGAAAAGTCAATAATACTATTACACACTATGGTTCTATTAATCCCCGAGACCACATTATTACAGAAAAATACTTTATTCAAAATTTTCGATTTATCAGCCACAGTCCGTTACCTAGAGGAGAACCTGACTCTTTTTATGAAGCTATTACAAAATTAATAGGTCACGATATTAATGGAATGACTATTGATGAAATTAACGAAGATAATGACTTAAATTTTAAAGACAAAATTATCCTAATAATTATCAAAGGAATTATGGATAATATGCTTATGAGTGATGTAGTTGCTTTAGCCTTAAATCTACCAGCACCAATTGTATTTTTTGATCAGCTCAAAGAATTTTACACAAAATACTCCAGGAAAGATTTTCTTTGGTATTGTTTTACCTCAATTATTAGCTCTTCCAATAGACAGAATTTTTCAAAGCTTCATAATAATACAGATATACTTGACGTAAGACGTGTTGTAAGTCAAACATTTTTTAATTCTTTCAGTCTTCAGTATATTCCGCTGATAGAAACTATTTTAAGTGGTGATGCAAGCAACTATCAAGAGTTCTATCGAAAATACTTTAGTACTGTCCAAAGTTTTGATAATATTGATGAATACATTAATGATTTGGATGATAAAATTGCAGATAATCCTAATGATTACATCGAAAATTTAACTTATAATGAAAAATTGATTAGGGTCTTTTATTTACAAGGTAAAACAGATTTAAATGAACAAGACCAACATCGTATTTTTTTATCAAAATTTAATTTTCCTTTTATAGATAGCTGTATTACTGTAATTGATGATAATTTTACAACTATCGATACAACGTATTCTAAAAGATTTAATCAAAACTTATTTGACACATTTATAGTCGAATTACTCACTCCACCGTCTGTTGATATGGATGGTGACAACATTATGATATATACATTTTTAAACAGTATATTCACTTATTTTACTATAAGAGATATTACTACAGATGTTGTCCCTACTGAGGTAGTGGATGCTTCTCCAGATATACTTGAAGCCTTACAAAATATAAAAGAAACGACAAATGAACCTCTTTTTGCAATAAGATACGTGCTTTCTGTTTATGGTATGGATGAAAAATATATTGAATTAATAGCACATTTGTACACATTAATCAGAAATGAGGTACCCGTATCTCTTAAACAAGTTTGTTTAGGCTACACGTTATCACTTGCAATGAACAAAGAATACTTGGGAATGACAAAAATTTTTCAAAATGTAAAATTTGAACCAGTACCAGACCCAACAAATTCAGGACAACCTCCTATTCAACCAACTCCGGCTATTGAATTAAGATACGGTATCTTTAATGAAGATTTTTTTGAAGATAATTTATATCAATGGTATCCTTCTCTATTCGGCAGATTTGATGTTCAACAGGTAGTCTTAAGCCATCACATCAGAGAATTTTTACGTATTTTACGTTTGGAAATTACTCACATTAATAAAATTATTTCAAGAGGCACTATTATCAACCTCAAAGACATTCAATTAGATAATGTCAAATACTACATAGAGAAAATCAATAGTTTTATACAAGGTCTACAGTTAGATATGAAAATTTTAAATAAAACAATTAATACAAGTTCACTTTCTAAACTGTACACAACAACAAATACTTCTGATTTAGATGATTTTATTAAAGACTTGAGTATTTGGATGAAAAAACAAAATACCTTTATCAAAAATTTACAAGGAGTCAATTTTGATAAAATAAAAGCCGAATTAAACATAATTTTGTCTCTACAAAATGGTTTAAATATTATTAATGACTATCCGTATTACTACATCAATCCAATTGAAGAAGATAATGTTAAGATAAGAGGCTCTAGACAACTTATTACAATGACTAAAGAACAAACGGATGCAGAGGAAGCTAGTAGTGATATTCTATCACTGGGTGAAACATTTTTGAGTATAATAAAAGAAGGAATAATTTACAAAGTGGCAGACAACGGACAAGACTATGAAACAACAAGTCGTATCTTGAATGATTATTTAAAATATGTAGTTAATTATCAACTTGATGTCATTTCTTTATCGCTATCTCCGCGTACTGGTGGAGCTATTTTTGACGCACACTTTACTTCTAAAAAAGTAATTAATTTTGCTAATATACTTAAAATTTATGAAAAGTGTCAAAGAGAAGTAGAACCGTTCTTTTACATATTGTCGACTGATTATCTTAGTTACACAGAGGAGTGGGATTATGAAAAATCTTATAATTATTTTGATAATAGTGTCCTAAAAAACATTATTAATACAGAGTGGTTTGACATCAAAAATCCATACGATGGTATGGATTGTATTCAGCGATTAATAAACCTTAAAAATTTTCTTTATATTGACAAATTAAGTGAAGAAGAAGCTTACAAGAAAAAGTTAAAGGAATACGCTAAGCACGTTAAAAAGGATGAATACACCTCTGAAGATATTAAAAAGAAAATTGTTGATAATATTTTTGAAGAAACCTGTAGTGTAATAGGGGGCTTAGTCATCGAAGACCTCAAAAATCTTTACGAAAAAAGTATTGAGAACCTTAGTTCTTTTTATGAGATATATAATGATGAGGATATCATTAATAATTTTTATAGAATAGATAACCAAAATTGTATCTTAAAAAAAGAATCAGTTTTATATGTTGAATATGTACAAAGCGTAGAAGAAACTCTCACGCACGTTTTTGATAAATTTTATGAGACGTGTGAGCTTTTTATAACAGAGATAGGTGTTCCAGTATTACATTCTATTCCAAATGATTACCAAGAATTAATTTCGGAAGCTCTTCATATCATTCTTAAATATCCCGAAGAATCAGAAATGTCAATGAGCTCTTTACTAGAGAAGATGTTATCTAGTCTTGAAGTTTTAAATGATGACGTTATTGCTAATGTAAAAGAACTCTTGATTTATTATGAAAAACTACTTATTAGAGTAGCAAATGATATTAGGAATATACAAAGTAATTATACAAGGTGGGTAATAAATACTGCAATTGATAATCACATTGTTCAATGCTTAAAAAAATAAAGTAATAATTAAATATGTTAGACTGGGATTTTGTTACATTAAAAATATATTTATCATTATTTAGTAGTTTTTGTGTTATAATTAACTCTGACAATACTACTAAATTGTGTTCTAATACTTTGTATTACATATGGTGCCCTATTTTTTTTGATGTCTGTCTGAAGAAAATAAGGAAAAACAATTATATGAACAATTATGTGACAGAGTACTTGAGCACTATAATCAAATACGCTTACTACAGAAAAGTTGTTGAAAATTATGAATTATTGTATAATAAAAACGACACAAGAAATATATTTTTATTAATAAGTAGGAGTTTTTTCGACTTATCTATACTTAAAATAAGGCTGTTCGTTTACCTATTCACTCCTCTATCAATAATATTTATTGTAAGTTATCCACTCCTAAGAGAATTTTTTGCTGAATTTGCTGATTTATTTGAAAACATAAATGATATTCCTATGGAAGATATAGTTAGTTTTGTAAGAGCTGTTCAGAATGGACAATCACTATACATTAGCTACAATCAATTTCAAATAGTCAGTGTCCCAGCAAAAATCCACTACTTTATGACAGAAAATGAATTAGAGGAGAGAGCACCTAAATGCATTACTTATGGTACGATTGGTGACCATACTTGTTCAATTTGTTTTGAAGATTGCACGATGAGTAATCAGCTCTACAGAATACTACCTAAGTGTAACCATTTATTCCACTGTGCTTGTGTTGACAAATGGTTCTTCAGCGGTCATTCAGAGTGTCCGAATTGTAGAACTTTGATTTGTTAGTTTTTACACATTTGTCTTGTGGTGTATATACTTCTTCATTTTTTCTCTCTAATAACTCTATTACAAAAGAGTGTTCAAAGTCTGTAAAATCAACGCTAGTATTATCTACATTGAGGAATTCAAACAGGAGCTTTGAAACACTTTTGAGTGGTGGGTCAAATGTTAGAATATTTGGCGTGTAAGTGTCGTAAAGAGTTTTTCTAATTTTCCCATCAAACCTAAAGTTTGTCAGGACACTGTTATTTTCATTAGATTTGATATTGTTTGTGTAACATATTAGTTTGATATATGAATTCACAAAATCTGTCACTGGTTTTGTATTTTCAACCACATCGACAAAATCACTAAAGTTTTCTATTCCTAGATTACTGTAAATATTATTGTTTACTGGCTCAACCCTTATTGGGTTGAGAATTTTGAATACGACATCATTACCACCAAACGTGATATTATTAATTGTTGAATTATCCAGATTAAAATTACCAAGGTCTATCCTCAATGTGTTATCATCAATCACAAGGACAGAAAATGTTCTGTTCAAAACACTAGCTGGTATTCCCTTAAAACTGATTGCATTTTCGATGGTTATTAAATCATTATTATTTAAGTTATGATTATTTAATCTTAATCGTATTGTCTTTCTAAAGGAAAAGTTAGTAGTAGTTGATGTCTCGTCTTCAATAAATGGCTGATATTCATAAAATACTTGATAACATTGGATTTTGAAAAAGAAATTCCTTATAGTTCCAACAAAGAATAACTGTGTGCTAAATGAATTAAGAGAAGTCAATAATTCATCAAATATTTCATCACTTGTATAACTACCTATTGGAAACTTGATTTCGTTAATAGTAGTTCCAGATGAGTATTTTTTATTAGACCAGCTAAATACGTTATTAGTATCCGTAATATTCTTAATTGTAAATGGAATTTCACTTGAGATAACACGCATTTCAGTGACGTTGGTATACGTTTTGTCAAGTAAAAATTCGTAAAAACTTGGACTAGGATATGCAATAATATTATCAACCACTTTACTCACTACTATGTTTTTCCCACCATTTTCTTGTGTGAGTGTAGCAGCTGTTTTTACTTGAATAATAATGTGATCAGGATCAATTGATTTGATAATATGATTACCATTGATATGGTCTTGGTCTAAAGGGAAATTTGCATTTATTTCATTGAGTGGAATTCCACAAAGGTTCTTTAGTACAATAGTAAAATATTTTTGAATAGGAGATGGTTTTTCCGTGTAGCTAACACCGAGGTTGATATACAATTTATTCAACTCACTATCATATTCAATCTTGTGGCGTTGGGTAAAAAAATTTAAAGGGATTTTTTGAAGGATAAACTTTCTGTCAGTTGAAAGGTTTACAGAGATATCGCCATCTAAATTCAAAATTTGAATATAAGTATTTTCACTCCAAACTTCTTTAAGTTGATTGACTGCCTCTATGCTTTGTAGATTTGAGGTTTCTGTTATGAATAATCTATTATTTACTATTTCTAGTGTGTAATACGTAGACCAAGCATTAGAAGTAACATTATCTAATATAATAAGATCATTTTCTTGAAAGTTATGCTTAGGTGCAAATATAGAAATAAAATTTGAAAATTGTTCAAAATGGAGAGGATTATTTTGTAACTGTATAATCTTATCAAGAATATTGCTCTGGACTTTGTTTCTTTTTGTGCTATTTACAAATATATAGGACTTTTTAAAATAATACTGAGAACTATATTTATTACTTTTTTTATTTTCCAAATAATCTAGCTCAAGAATATCCATATATTTCCATATAAATATTTATCTATGTAGAATAAAAATTATATGCAAAAATAGTGCTTCAAAGTGTAAAACGTATCGAGTAGCATTTTTAAGTTTTGTATCATACTCGCAAATTAGTTTAGAAATTTCTACAACTTTTACCAAGTCTTTTACTTCTAGAGATATACGTTGTAAAATGTATTGAAAAATTTTTTCTGTCTCAATATTTGATATAAATAGTTTGTTAATCGAATCCCTAATCTCTGCAAAATCGATTAGTGTCAACTGTTTACAGTTTAAGGTTTTATTTAGCACTCCATCAAGCACAATCATCCAATAAGATTTGAGTTCAATCTTTAGCTTATAACACTCCAGCGAGTAAAATATTGTTTTTATATCACGATTACTGCTATTAGTTATCTTACTGATTTGCTGCGAGGATAATGCTATTCCTTCCTTTTCAACAATATTATTAATAAAAAATCTGACTTCTTTTTCATTCGGACACACCATTGGTATCTCTAAAAGCCTACTTTTAATGGGGTCTATAATACTACACGTATTTTTACATATTAGAAAAAACCTTATTTTGTCGGAAAACTCTTCAATAATCCTTCTCAATGTTGATTGTGCACTGTGTGAAAGCATATCTGCTTTGTGTATCAGGACTGTTTTGTATGGAACCGAAGCCTTAAAGTAGTGTTTATCATTTTTCTTACAGAATTGGACAATAATTTCTTGGATTATATATTTATCTATAGCACTACCTAAAGGATTAAATATAAAATGATAATGGCTCTGTGTAATCTTTACTTTGACAGTATTACTCCCGTAATTATTTATTTCGTATTCTTCTTCGCGTGTCTCAACAGAACCGTAAACTTCTTTCAGAAGAAAATTGACAAAAGTTTTTTTCCCTGAGGAATCGTATCCGTACACTAAGATATTCTGATTGTTTTTAACCAATGTTGGAAAAATTGTGGTATAGACTTTTCTATTAAAGAAAATATCTTCTAAATCTTTAGGACAATATTTATCTATTAAGAACATATTATATCATATAAATATTAAAAGTATAACTTTCAATAATTTTCTAAACTAAGATATGTTTAGACCTGTAAAGTTTTTTCGTAATCCTATCCTTATGAATGGTGAGGCTGTAGTCCCACTAGAATTTTCACCTTTTGCCCCTTTAAATTTTTCGCCTGTTATTCGATACGAACGTGATGATCCAAAGAGTTATTTTGATCCAAAACCAAAACAATCAATCCTTATAAGAACAAGTGATAAAGGCAACAGCAGTGTTGTTGTTAATGGGACAATGGAGTCAGACCACGTGCTTGTACCTACAACTTCTGTATCATCTGTTGTCTACACACCCTTCGGTCCAATGATTGAACGTATCCCTCTTGCTCCTTCTGTGATGTCTTATACGGCTATTAGACCTGTGAGGTTCTTTGGTTTCTAAAAGATTGATAAACACCATTTTTTACGAATGAGGCTTATTTTATCATTATATCTTTTGATAGTGTAGTCTGATTGTTCTACTAATTCAAGATCACAGTTAATGAAATTAACCCTATTAAAACGACGCTCTTCGTCTATAATTTGAGCAAAAATCGTAGAATTTATGTAACAATTGGTCAAATTCATCGCATCGCATTTTGATGGTAATCTATCCGGTAAAATAGACACTAGTTGAATTTGGTCACAAACTTGTGGCAAAGATACTTTATAGTTACTCACTTTGGACTCCATAAAGATTTTACTCAATTTACTTGGGAACAAAATCTTTTGTTCTTGACCCCAAACTGTGAATTCAACTATTTCAATATTGCATAATTGTAAATCAAGAGTTCCTTTCCAATAGATGTTGTGTAAATTTAAAAACTTGATCTGTTTTAAATTATCAAAAAAGTCTTGTAGAGTTTCTAAATCAAAAAGTATTGGTCTATACACGCTTTGAACAACAAAAGTTTTAATTTTTGTTTCGTTTAGTTTTTCAAAAGCATTTACTAAATAAACATAAAAAAAATGTTGAGGTACCATACAAGCAACATTTTTATAAAAATCTTTTTTAATATTTATCTGTACTCTACTAGTAAGATAGTCTCTTTTTTGAAGTTCTACTAAATTCTTTAAATTATTCTCTATTTCTGTTGAGAAAACACCAAGAATTTCATTCACTGATTTTAAATCAAGTGGTGGTTGTATATCTTTTAGTAAGGTTAGTTCTATTTTATATTCTGTTATTTTTTTATTGTTTTGAATATATTTTAAATATTTAACGACATAAGAATCATTATTTACATTTTCATCAACTAAGCAGCACAAATTATCAAATAGTGTCTTCAAACTAATTTCACGGTGTATTAATTTTAAGACATCTGCGGTAAATTCGAGATTAGTAATAGGATCCCTCAAGATTTTGAATTTTTCTTTCATTTTTTTTAGAGTGTCTATTTTATAGAAATACTTTTCATCACCGTGTGTAACACAAAAGACCCGTTCACCAATATTAATATCGTCAAAAGTTATTGAATCACACACTTCAACGTCATTAATTATAACATTATAACCCATTTATAAGATTAGATTTTATTTTTTTATGTAAATGTCCAAATAATTAACTTATTTAATATAATGGACGAATGTAAAATTTGTTTTACTTTATCTAGTAATTTTTTTAATTTAATCTGTTGTCGAAATAGGTTATGTAGAGCTTGTTTAGATTATTTAAGCATTCCTTTATGTCCATTTTGCAGAGCAGTTATTAATGAAATAAAAGATGATACTAAATATCGACTTTGTCGAAGTTTGGAAACCGATTATTTATCACAACAAATGATCCAGCGCCTTATTAACGAACAAACTATTATGGAACCTTCACGTATACAACGTAGACAACAACGTCGAGAAAGACGACTTGTTGAGAGAGACGAAGATGTTCAAAGAAATAAATACTTATCGCGTGTTAAAAAAAAACAAGAAATCAACAAAGACATTGATGAATGTATATTTGCTTTTGATGATTTAGAAATATAATATAAGTATGTATATGAAACTTTTGTTCTTGGTTCCATTTACATTTTTGAACAATCCACATAATATCTGTAAAAATTGTGAAAATTTTATTGTAATTGATAATTCTGCTTGTTGTAAGTTATATGGTGATGTTGACATTATAAGTGGTAAAATATACTATAATCACTGTTCAATAGCCAGAAAGGATCAAAATAAATGTGATATTGAAGGTAAACATTATAAACGTTACAAACCATTCCGCTACTTAGAGGAAAATGGAGTGGAAACCAATAGAAATATTGACAGGTAATTCAAATTTAGTGTGATTTTTGGTTTTTAAATCATAGATGTTAAAAAAGTTAGTTTCACCGCAGTAAGTAAAACAAAACAACTTATCATCTTTTATAGAGGGTTCACCATAGAGATTTCCCTCAAGATTGATTTCTTCAATAAATTCTAAATCTTTTACCATTATAAGTGTAGAACCTCCTGGTATTACTAATACTGTGTATTCACCATACGATATAGGAAAGTCAACTGAATAGTTTTCTAGAATTGGGTTTTTTTCTATTTTCATTTCTCGTGTGCTTTTGTTTATTATTATACGACGGTACCTACCCTTATTTTCAAACGGATTTGTAAAAGCAAATTCGTCATACATTGGCAAGTACATTTCAATAGTATCTTGATTTTCTTTTACTTTACCAAAGTGAAAAAAATAAAATGAGTGGTCCGATTTTACCTGATAAACTTTAGATGTCTCCTTTGATAAAACCAAAAATCGGGGTTTTAAGCAACTTTTCATTTTAAGAATACTATATGGTTTTTCATATATATTAAAATTAATTGTCATTGGTAAATCTCCAATTATGATAGATTCATTTGTTGTTGCAAAATCGTGTATCATCGATATGTATTTTGTCCAAATAATTGAAGAATCAATTTGTGTCATATTTTTTTTAATTTTGTAGAAAAAAACTAGTGGGAGAGAAGTTGAATAATCTATAGTTTCAATTGTGTCATCTATAACTTTTGAGTGTGCTGAAAAATGACGGATGAATGGAATTTTAAGACGTCCAACAGTTTTAATAGTTTGATTTTTCTGGTTTATATCTATTTCATACGGAAGGTCCCGTTCATTCAAAGCAAGTATCTTAGTTTGATTAAATGGAACTTGAAGCAATGCAGTATTAGCAAGGCCTAAAATATTAGGTCCCATCCCTATTTTTTCCATAAACTTAAAATATGACAAGTTCATTAAGTTTATTTTCACAGAACCGTATTTGTCTTCATAAATTCTTTTTTCTGTTTCAACGATGTGACTTATAAAACGGGCAGTACCATTTGCCATAAAAACACCTTGTACCACACCATTTTCGTTGAATAACTCAAACAAGTCGTTAGGTTGCTTTACTTGAGTATTTGGTCCTATCATACCATAAAAACCACTTATGTCAAATGGTATCCTAAAGAGAAAAAAAAGACGGATGTTCATAATAATATAAATAGAGGTTTAATGTATAAATAAATTATGACAGAATATTATATTTTTACTTGTTTACACTGTAATGAGCCTTTTATTATTTATTCCAACGAACTTAACTGTAGAATTTTAAGACACGGTGCTTACAGAGATACACTAAAACCTATTGAACCCCACGCATCTAAAAGTGTTTGTGATGAGTTAGCCAAAAACTATAAGATTATTGGTTGTGGCAAACCTCTTCAGATAGTTGGTGATGAACCAAATTTAAAAATTATAGTATGTGATTATATATGATTGTATATGAAGTTTTAGGAAGCATAGGAACAGCAATTAGGTGTGTATTACTCATTCCACCAATATACAAAGTCACACAGATTAAAAGTGGTGAAGCATTATCATATACATCATTACTATTGCAATCTTTATCATCTTTTTTGATACTAACTTATGGCATCGGAATAAACAAATATCTTATTATTATAAGAAACGTTTTGGCACTGATTGCAAGTATGATACTTATAGGTCTAAAATATCACTATTACAAAAGAGGAATGCTTACAAATATGCTAGAATCATCCCTGTAGCAATTGTCCAGACCATAGGATTAATTCCATATAGTGAATAATTAAATTCAACACTGGTTAAATACAATATTTTTTCATCAAAATCATCAAGGTTTTGAACTTCACTAAAAGTATTCAATAAAACTATTTCCAGATTATCAAAAAAGTTTTCACTATTTTTATATATTTCTATGTTAAAATATAAATCTCCATATCTTACTACTATATGTTTTTCATTATTATTATACGATAAGTTGTGATACGTAGTCTTATCTATTTTAGAAAAAACTAAGACATAATAGTTTCCAGTATCATCCTTCCCTGTAACAATAGTGTGTGTTTGATTGAGATATACGTGAAAAATAGTAAAGACCATATTGTATTTTTATTTTAAGTAATAAATAATAACAAATTCAATTTTTTAGATATAAGAGTATATTAATCATATGTGTAATAATGTTAAAGAAAATCCAAGAAGAGAGCGTTGTAGCACAAAAGTGTAATTCTTACTATATGTTTCTTCTAGCAAAAAAAAACCTGCAAGCTAATTTTGATGTTTCTATTAAAGTCGAAACCAAGTTTTTGATAGACATTAAGGAATATTGTAAAGAATATACACACATACTAGAAAAAGCAGAAAGCTAATGTATTTCTTTAATCAAGTAATGGCAGATAAATTCAAAGTATTACGTTTCATTTGGCAAATAACAAAGCGTCACAAAACAAACCACGATAAGGTAATATTACTCCTGATTGAAATCCTTCGTGATATGAAATCTGAAAATGGTTTTCATTTTAATGGTGTTGAACACACTTGGGGACAACTCATACGTAATAAGGAATTCTCTGACTTGACAAGTATAAGTTCTTCAACTTTAAGGAAGTGGTCTCACTATGAAGATTTTGTAAATTTCATTGCTTCTTGACTTAAAATATTTATCACTACTAATAGATATGAAATACTTTTTATTTAACCGAGGCTTAAGAATAAAGGATAATACAAGTCTGATTAAATTAGCACAGTGCGACGATAATCCTGTAATATGTATTTTTGTGTTTACTCCAGAACAAATTGATGAAGAAGAAAACTCTTATTTTTCTCATAACGCTGTAGGATTTATGTGTGAAACTCTTAGTGAGTTAAATGACGAGCTTAAAGAGCATCATTCGCAACTGTATTGCTTTAAAGGTGACCTTATCAAAGTCCTCAAAAAAATACATAAAATAGAACCAATTACGGTACTTGGTTTTAATCACGATTACACACCTTACGCTATCAAAAGAGAAAAAGAATTACACGACTTTTGCAAGGAAATAAATGCTACTATAATAGCCGAAGAAGACTATCTTTTATATCCTATTATTGGTGGTGGGACACTTAAAGCAGATGGTTCACCATACAGGATTTTTACACCATACAGGAATAGCGTAATGAAAAAACCAGTCCCAAAAGTAGATGGCTTTAAAAAATTTGATTTTGCTAAAAATAGTAAGCTCAAAGAAATATCACTTGGTAATTTAAGTGGATTTTATGCCGATAATCCTACACGGTTAGTAAAAGGGGGAAGAACAGAAGCACTTAAGAAACTAAATAATCTTAAAAATTTTGATGATTATAATAAGACACGCGATATTCTACACATAAGAACAACGCTACTGTCTGCTTTTATAAGCTTTGGAGTTTTAAGCATAAGAGAGGTTTATTGGAAAATAGTTGATTTACACGGTAAAAATCACGGACTAATTACTGAGTTGATATGGAGAGATTTCTACACAATGATTTTATATTTTTTTCCCTATGTGATTAAAGGAAACTTCAAACAAAATTTTGATAAAATGGAATGGGAAAATAGCAAGAAATGGCTCAAACTATGGGAAGAAGGCCAAACTGGTTTTCCTCTTGTTGATGCTGGGATGAGACAACTTGTCAAAGAAGGCTTTATGGCTAACCGAAATAGAATGGTGGTAAGTTCTTTTTTAATAAAACAAATGTTAATTAATTGGAAATACGGTGAAAAGTTCTTTGCTAAGCATTTAACAGATATTTATCTACCAAGCAATAATGGCGGTTGGCAATGGGCTTTTGGTGGTGTAGATCCTAATTATTGGAGGGTATTTAATCCACTCACACAGGGTCAAAAGTTTGATAAAGATTGCGAATATATCAAGTTTTATATACCAGAATTAAAGGATGTACCACCAGAGCACATCCATCAATGGGATAAGTATCACACCGAGTATAAAGATATAGATTATCCTTCTCCGTGCTTAGACCTCAAAGGAAGACGGTTACATTTTCTTAAGGTAGTAAAAAAAATAAAATAATTTATTCGAGCCTAAGAAAACTGGCAAAATTATAAGGATAATCACCACACACTTTATTACAAATATGTCTAATTATTTCAGAATTTGAAATATCTACATCACCAACCATCACTTTTGGTGAGTATTCGTGTTCAAAGTATTGATCTTTGTCGTCATAGTATGAAGCAATTATAACGCTTACAGTAAACTCTACCCAATTGTGTTCTTTAAGTGCTAATACAAGTTTGTCAGTATACTGCCGTTTATATTTAAACTTGTCATTTACAAGCCAAATATTAGCTGAAAACATTGAAATATCTTTTAGGATAAACTCTAAAAAGGTTTTTCTTGTCATTACGAAAAAGCCAGAATGTTCTCTTTTTTCAAATTTAGAAATGTGTGATGGGTTGGTATCACTATTGTATAATACAACAAGAGTATTAATTGTCTCGATAAGATAATCTTTGTCTTTTTGAGATAAATATTGCCACCTTTTTTGCCATTTATCAAATGGAATTTGAATTGCTTTTTCTTTCTCCTCAAGGGAGAGTGTTGAGAAGTTCTTATAATCAAATGTCATTTCTTCTGTGTAAGCAGGTTTGTGTTATACATAAAGCCTTAGTAATAATTTTTTTAAAATCAATTTTATTTTATTAAAAAGAAAAATAAAAAAATCTAGATATCATCTTCGTCACTCTCAAAGTGGTCATCACCTAAGAAACTAAATAAATCATCACACGAACCACATACTTCGTTGCAAATATATCTGATTAATCTAGAATTGGGAATGTCTATATCACCAATTGTAACATTTGGCGAGTATTCTTCTTCATAATATTTATCTTCATCATCATAGTATGAAAAAGTAGTAAGACTAACATCAAACTCAACACGGTCGTATTTTTGGAGTGCTGAAATAAGAGTATCTGTTTCTCGTCGTTGATATTTGTGCTTGCCGTTAACAAGCCAAATGTTTTCAGATAATACTGAAATTCTTTTGAGTAGAAATTCTAGAAAACTTTTTCGCGTCATAATAAAATACGCAGAGTATTCTCTTTTCTCAATAGTAGAAATGAGAAAAGGATCGGTATCGTTATGGTATAGTACCAATAAAGTGTTCATTGTTTCGAGCAGATAATCCTTGTCTTCCACGGATAAATCAGACCAAAAACTGAACTCATCTTGAATTGCCTTTTCTCTTTCCCCAAAGGGAAGAGTTAAAAACTTGCTGTAGTTGAATGTCATTTGTTGTGTTGTTAGAAAGTTGTGTTATTAATAAATAAATAGTGATTATTTTTAAAAATTCAATTTTTTTGGAGTATTCTAAAAGAGAGACAGAGGTCGAGACACTCTTGGTGATAGTGGGGATACTACTCGTCGCATTGGTGGTGGCACTATTGGTAGTGGCACTACTCCTACTACTCGTCGCATTGGTGGTGGCACTATTGGTGGTGGCACTACTCCTACTACTCGTCGCATTGGTGGTGGCACTACATGCGGTGATACTACACGCACTGGTGGTGGCAGTACTCCTACTACTCGTCGCACTGGTGACGGCACTACACGCATTGGTGACGGCACTACACGCATTGGTGACGGCATTACACGCATTGGTGACGGCACTACACGCATTGGTGACGGCACTACACGCATTGGTAATGGCACTACTCCTACTACTCGTGTCGGTGGCAGTATACGC